AGGAAGACATTCAAAACACATGTGCAGGATGGATGCTACATTTGGAATGTGGCCGTGATTAGTTTCAATATCTGCGTGGTTATAGTTAATCTTAATCTTCTTCTTATTGAATACACTTTTCGTACCCACAAAGAACTTACCGTTCTCAGGGTTGATACCCCAAACTACAGCGGGAGCACCATCATATTTGACGGACAGAGTATTATTACGTTCCCACAGAAAGTTAAGCATCTGACGGAAACTATCCCGACCCTCAAGTAGAGAATCCTCAGGATGTTCTAAGTGAGTGTTCTTTTTCATATGGCCATAATACACGAAAAAAGGGCCCTGTAAAGGGCCCTTGTGACAGTTATTAAGTGTCACACTCTACTCTATAACCTGGCAAAATACCATTTATGACTCTATACGGTGCGAGTTTGCTTAACATAAGATCGCATTTATTATCTTCTCTCGTTCCACTTTGAACTTTAGTTTCTCTATAGAGAACCAAAGCCTCATAAAGTGTAGCACACTCGTCTCCACAAAAACTAATCATGTCGTAAAGCTCTCAACAACACAAGAATCGAGATTGTCTTCTGCAAGAGCATAGGTATAAGATTTCTCGATGTTTTCCCTCAATTTGTTGTAGTGAGTTTGATAAAAGTTGCCATTATCTTCAGCAACAATCAATTCGAAACATTCTTCATCGTCAGCAGCAATCACGTTCCAGATTCCACCATACTCGCTACTAGGAAAGGGAACATAATGATCCACGACATAGAAATACTTTTGTGCCATTGTTGTTTGTGAATTACCTCTAAAGTTTAAGTGTTTTGTTTGTTTTTGTCAATAGTTACCAACCACGATCATGCAACCAGTCGGCCAGTTTCCAACCCAACCAACCAATAGCTCCACCGATCACTCCAGCAATGATGCCCACTGGAAGCATAAACAATCCAATCAAAGCTACAAGTCCTCCTGCAACAACAGAAATCCCAGCAATAGTTGCACTCAAGTCATCATCAATACCAGATTCTCGACGAGTAACATTAGTGGGTGTTGAGTTAGAATCAGAGTCTCTAGTTCCATAGACTCCGATAACTTTGAATCCAGGCATATTGCCTCGCATTGATTCAACTTGAGATCTTGCACCAGAGTTATTCAAACTCTCAACATAATCTGACTCGACAACTTGATTGTTAGCTGTCCACTTTACTTCGTACTTCATGATACTTTGTTAATTGAAATGAACAAGTAATTCTTTGGATCTTTTCCATCAATTACTATCTCTTCATAGATGGCTGCAGCATCAGCATCCCGACCAGATTCTGCAAGATCCGAACATAGACATTCATGAAAGATTTCAAGACTGTCAATTAGTTTCTTGCGAGTTTTGTTCTTATGCATAAAGACACATCTCCAAAGGATTGAGATTCAAAGGCATAGCAGTGTACGGAGTAGTGTTATACAATTCTACCTGATCTCCACACTTGGAGGAGTTAATCGGGGCGAAGTAACACTTTTTCTTTGCATCGTAGAATCCCCAGATACAACGAGAGGGAGTATTGCCATTGTAAATATACCCACGATCATATACAGTCCAGATAGAATAAAGATTACGCTTAAAAGGTAACGTCTCGTATCTGTATCCGTTTGGAGGAGAGTGGGGGAAACTTGTTTGTATTTCTCGTAAGATTTCATCGGGGACATCACTCATTTCTCCACTTTCCAGTGTTCGTTACCTTTTTTCGGAACCCAGAAACAGTATTGACGATTCAAAGAAACAAGAAAAAGATGATCAATACCATCAATTTTCTTCTCTTGTTCTACAGTACAAGTGTGAAACAGATCCATCACATTAGCAAAGCGATTCTTGGCTTTACTAGACAATGGAGTGACACAAACTCGTTTGGTTTTAGTAGCAGTCATGTTTAACCTCAACAAAGCTAAGATAATGCATCCAGGAGTGGATTCGGTGAAAGAGTGTGCGGTTTCTTGACCGTCCTAGTCTTCCCGTTCGGGATCTTTTTATTCTGTTTGGGGGGAGCCACCTTCTTTTCTTCCCGAGCGGGAACATCCGAAACACCAGAACCCTTGCCACCACAGGGATTCAGTATGAGCGAATTACTCTTTTTTCGTGATTTTCGTTTGGCGGGTGTCTTAGTACCCTTCTGACCTTTTCGTGTCGCCTTCCAGAGTTGTTCTAATTTAATCTCGGCAGTTTTACGATCTTTGCAATACTCATGTTGCTTACCGAAAGCAATAATGCAATACTCATTTGATCCTATCACTGGAACTGCAGCCATCGTGAAGTCTGGAGTAGCAAACCCACTAGGCCCGTTGTCGGGATCAAGAATAGTTTCGTTAGGAAAAATCATGCGACCAGATACTTCTTCTCGTATTCTAACAGATCTTCAGGAATGTCAAGGATGTTGGTATCAATAGGATAGGAGTTCTTCCACCTTACTTTACCCTCTTCTCTCTGATACAATTTGATACCGAGATGGTTGTACTTTAGGTTTGTGGGTACAAGAACCTTGTAATCATCTTTATCGGGTGCAGTGAGAAAAGAGAGGTTCTCATTCTCTTTTTTGGTCACACAGATTTGTTGTGTGCAGACCAAGAAGATACTCTTGAACGCCTCATAATCCTCTAGATACTTGTCTGCATTTTCTGCAATCATCCTACCCACAAATTGGGGAGAGTGATAGTGATCCCAAGTATTTAACCTGTATTTCTTTGTGAGTTGGTTCTCCAAAGCCTGTTCACTAATCAACCCTAGAGGATTAGGATTGCCTGCATCAAATACTCCGTAGTAAAAGTCACGGGAGATCTTTCGTTTGTCATCAAATGATCGGTTCCAGTTGTGAATGTTCCCCCTCATGTTGTTGAAGGTTCCTTCAGCGTAGACTTCCCACTTTTCCATAATCATTCCCAAGAAAAACTAAGGGTAACCCTAGAAGATTTCACGATAGGATCGTGATAAGTACCTTTCGGTATGTAAATACTATCACCAGGAGTTAGGTCATAGATCGAACCGTCATCAAACCGATACGAAACTTCACCAATACTCTGGACGATCAAAACATCCATAGTATCATTGTGTCTACCAAAAGTCGAATTATCTTTACAAAATGAAAGATATACTTTTAGGACGTTAATGCCAGTTTCATCCTTTACATAATTAAATGCATCAGACAGTGTATTTGGGAAATAATCATTCTGCAATCTTAATCCAGGGAAATCTCTATCCTGAGAGAAAGGATAAGCTAACATAGCCATGATGTCTTCAGAGTTCAAGGCCAAACTATAAGTTTTGTTCTCCATTTCGTTGGAGACTTTTAGAATAACATCATCCCAAGTAATCTTTTTACAAATCTCAAAGTGATTTGGAGTAAAAACTACACTCATTTCTTAACCACCGAGATTGCAGGTTGACCTTGTTGGAAGATCGTATCCACCACAGCTTGGATCTTCTGGTGAGTAGAGATCCCAACTTTGTTGAAGACGGGAACAACAACCAGACCAAAAGATTTGGTGTAGTTGTCAACATCTCCAGGAACCAGTTCACCACTACGGATACGAGCTGCATCATCATGGTGCATCCGAATCACACGGCCGATGGTTTGGGAGATACCAATGTAGTCCATAGATCGCATGAAGATGACACCCTCAAGTCCAGAGACATTGATACCCTCAGAGAGGATAGAGTGATGTAGCACAACAAACTTCTTAGAGTCATCCTTACCCCATGCACTTAGGGTCTCAAAGAATACCTCACGATTCACCTTCTGACCGTTGATAATTGCACCAGTCTTTGCGGTGATGTAGAGATAGGAGAACCCACGATCTTGGAGTTGTTGGATGAAATCAGTCTCAGACATCAGTGCAGTGATCTGTTTGGTAGCTTTCGCACAGATCAACACTTTGTCCTTACCACATTCATCCAGAGTCTCAATCAAGTTAGTGCAATCCCGATCTGCGGGAATCTTACCCTTACCAACCATAGGAAGTTGTTTTGCGAGAACTTTAGGGGGCAGGATGTAACCACCTTCCACAAGTTCAGGTGCAGGAACATTACAAATCACCTGACCATAAACATCTACATCATTCATCCCAGGCTTACCGACTGCGAGAGAATGTTTGGGAGTCGCAGTGAAGAAGTAACAACGGTCAGATTCCTGACTGAAGTATTCAGTTGCGGGGAAGAAGTGACGTTGCACAGAGTTGTGAGCTTCGTCAAAGTAGATAGTATCTACGGGGAGACGAGTT